CATCATATAAAAAGTATTTAATTAAATGGATTGAAGAGAAACATAATGAATTTCTGTTATCTAAAACCGATCCAGAAATGAAAGAAGGATATTCTAATTATTCTATTAGACAAAAGAATAAGATTATTAAGTTTTTTGAAAACATGCATAAATCAATTGATATCTATTATTCTAAATGATATAAATATAACTCAATGATTTATTTCTTTAATATATTTGGAGAATATTATGTCTTTAGAACCAAATGACGAATGGGTTGAATTTGCAGACGGTGTAGTAAGCAAAACTGAAGATTGTGATGAAGCTATAGTCGATTGTGATCTGTCTTATATAAGAGAATATTCTGAATTAAATCTATCAGATGTTTCTATAGTTGGTGGTAAAAATGCTTCTCTCGGTGAAATGTATTCGGAACTCACTGAATCTGGTATTAATGTACCTAATGGATTTGCCATAAAGGTAGATGGTTATACTGATTTTATTGAACATAACGATCTTTCAAATAAAATTGAAGATATACTAAAGAACGTTGATATTGATGATATAGACTCATTATTTGAAATAGGTAAAACCGTTAGGTCGTGGTTTATTAATGGGGAAATGCCGGGAAGGTTAGAATCAGAGATACTTCAATCATATTACGAACTCGGTGGTTCTGTCGCTATTAGATCTTCAGCAACTACAGAAGATTCATTATCAAATTCGTTTGCTGGACAATTAGAAACATATCTCAATGTATTCGGTGCTGTTGATGTTATACATGCTTGTAAATTGGTATTTGCTTCATTATTTACAGATAGGGTTATATCATACAGAATATCTAATGGTTACTCACACAAAGATGTAAAAGTTTCAATCGGTATTCAGGAAATGGTTCGTTCTGATAGGGGTACTGCGGGTGTCATGTTCACACTCGATACTGAATCAGGATTTGAGGATGTAGTATTAATTACTGGTGCATATGGGTTAGGTGAAAATGTAGTGTCTGGTAATGTTAACCCAGATGAGTTTTATGTATTTAAACCAACATTGAAAGAGGGGTATAATTCTATTATACAACGACATCTTGGTACTAAATTAGTCAAAATGATTTACTCAGAGTCTAATAGAACAAATAATATAGAAGTTGATAAATCTATGCAACATGAATTTTGTTTAAGTGATGATCAAGTTATATCATTAGCTAAATCGGCAGTAATTATTGAAGATCATTATTCTAAGAAATATGGTAAAAAGACCCACATGGACATAGAATGGGCAATTGACGGTATAACCGATGAAATATTTATAGTTCAATCTCGTCCAGAAACAGTTCATTCTGCGGATTCTGAGTGTGCTGACGAAGTGTTTACGTTAAAACGTATATCACATGTGATTACTACAGGTAAACCTATTGGTTCTAAAATTGGTTCTGGTACATCATCTATAATTAATGATGTGTCTGATATGAATCAATTCAATGAGGGTGATATATTGGTAACCGATATAACAGACCCAGATTGGGAACCAATAATGAAGAAATCCTCTGGTATTATTACTAATAGAGGGGGTAGAACTTGTCATGCTGCAATTATAGCAAGAGAATTGGGTATACCTGCCGTGGTTGGGTGTGATGACGCTACTTCAACAATAAAAAATGGTGAAGAGATAACAATATCTTGTGCTGAAGGTGAGATTGGATATGTTTATAATGGATTATTACCATATACTACTGAAAGAATAGACTTTTCATCATTTAAACCAACAAAAACTAAATTAATGCTCAATCTCGGTAACCCAGATATGGCATTTAAAATATCAAAATATCCAAATGAAGGCATAGGATTGGCCAGATTAGAATTTATTATTAATTCTCGTATCGGTATACACCCAAATGCAATACTTAATTGTGAACTCTTATCTGATGAGATGTATGATTATATAATGGAAAAAACAATTGGGTATTCACGTCCAACACAGTTTTATAGAAGTAGACTCGCAGATGGTATTGCCACTATTGCTGCTTCAGTATACCCTAAACCAGTTATATTTAGACTATCTGACTTTAAATCTAATGAATATTCTCATTTATATGGTGGACAACTCTATGAACCAATAGAAGAAAATCCTATGCTCGGGTTTAGAGGTGCATATCGATACAATTCACCTGAATTTAAACTTGCATTTGAGTTGGAATGCTCTGCGATAAGAAAAGTTATCCTAGAATATGGATTAAATAATATACAAGTAATGGTTCCTTTTATTAGAACTGTAAATGAGGCAAAAAATGTAATACAATTATTAAAAGATAATGGTATAAAATCAGGGGAAAATGGTATTAAAATCATATTTATGTGTGAAATACCAGCAAACGCACTATTGGCAGATGAATTCTTAGAATATTGTGATGGTTTCTCTATAGGATCTAATGATTTAACTCAATTAACACTTGGAGTAGATAGAGATTCTTCCAATATTGATGGATGTGACGAAAGGAATGAAGCAGTACTTAAATTAATGGAAATGGCAATAAAATCATGTAAAAAACATGGTAAATATATTGGAATTTGTGGTCAAGCACCATCAGATTTTCCAGAAATAACATCATGGCTAGTCAATCAGGGGATTGATTCGCTGTCACTTAACTATGATTCTATTTTAACAATGAATAATGTTGTTAGATCGGTAGAATCAGAAATATTTGAAATATAGGATAAGATTATGATTAAAAAACTGTTAATTTGGGTTGTTATTGGGTTTTTCTTTATTTCATTCTTAGGGAATATGAATAAAGGACAAGTGGGTCAAGAGGTGTCATATGCTAAATTTATAGATTTAGTTAATGATGGACATGTAATGAAAGTTGTAATAGACAAGTCAGGAACTGTTGTTGGGGAATATCGTGACGGTGGACAGTTTATAACATATTCACCAGGAGATCCACACTTGGTGGATGATTTATTAGAAAATGGTGTAGATATTATTGTAAATCCACCAGAAGAAGGGTCACTCATTGGTTCTATATTCATTTCGTGGTTCCCTATATTACTATTGATAGCTGTGTGGATTTATTTTATGAAAAGAATGCAGGGGGGTGGTCAGGCAGGGAAGTTCACTGGAAAGAATAAAGCTAAGAAATTAGAACAATCTAAAATAAAAGTTACATTTGCTGATGTTGCAGGGGTGGAAGAAGCATTGGAGGAAGTCTCTGAAATGGTGGACTTCTTAAAAAATCCACCCAAATATGTGAAATTAGGTGCAAAAATACCTAAAGGTGCATTAATGGTTGGTCCTCCAGGCACAGGTAAAACATTACTTGCTCGTGCTATCGCTGGTGAAGCAGAAGTACCATTCTTTTCTATATCTGGATCTGATTTTGTGGAAATGTTTGTGGGGGTAGGTGCTTCTAGAGTTAGAGATATGTTTGCGGAAGCAAGAAAATCATCACCTTGTATTATATTCATAGATGAAATCGATGCAGTAGGTAGACAAAGGGGTGCAGGTCATGGTGGGGGTAATGATGAAAGAGAACAAACATTAAATCAATTATTGGTGGAAATGGATGGATTCGATGATAGAGATGGTGTCATTGTATTAGGTGCAACCAACAGGGCAGATGTATTAGATAAGGCATTATTAAGACCAGGTAGATTCGATAGAGAAATTAATGTCGGATTACCTGATATTAAAGGTAGAGAACAAATACTTCAAGTGCATATGAGAAAAGTTCCAACTTCCGATGATATTAAATTAAAATATATCGCTCAAGGTACTACTGGATTTTCAGGTGCAGAACTAGCTAATCTTATTAATGAAGCTGCCCTTGCCGCTGCCAGAGGGGATAGATCTAATATTTGTATGTCAGACCTAGAAAGATCTAAAGATAAATTGATTATGGGGGTAGAAAAGAAAACTATGGTGATGGGGGAGGATGAAAAACGTATGACTGCATATCATGAAGCAGGACATGCTATTGTAGGTAGATTAACTGAAACTCATGATCCAGTATATAAAGTGTCTATTATGCCTAGAGGTAGAGCACTTGGGGTTACTATGTTCCTACCAGAAAAAGATTCTTATTCCTCTTCTAAAGAAAAATTAGAATCACAATTACAATCATTATATGGGGGTCGTATCGCAGAAGAATTAATATACGGAAAAGATAAAGTTACAACTGGTGCATCTAATGATATTGAACGTGCAACATCTATTGCTAGAAATATGGTCAAACGATGGGGACTTTGTGATGCAGTAGGACCACTTTGTTATGAAGATGAACAAGGCGATCCGTTTATGGGTAGATCAATGGGACAACCCGCTCAAATCATTTCACCAGAAATATCTAAACTATTAGATGAGGAAGTTATTAAATTAACAAATAAAAATTATGATAAGGCTAAGAAAATACTTGAAGATAATATGGATATTCTACATTCTATGACTGAATGCTTAATGCAATATGAAACTATTGATAAATATCAATTAGACGATTTATTAGAAAGAAAAGATACTATTAGAGAACCACAGGGGTATGAATAAAGGAGAATCATAATGGATAACCCAATATCAACTACTATTGTTGTTTCGCCAAGCCCAGATCAGGCAAATTTTAATAATAAACTGCATGGGGGAGAATTACTTAAATTATTAGATCAAGTCGCTTCCGCTACCTCTAGAAGATTTTCTAGACTATATTGTATTACCGCTAAAGTAATGGAAGTACAATACCTTGAACCTATAGATATTGGATGCCTTCTATCTATTAGAGGCGAAGTAGTCAAAGTAGGGAGAACTTCTATGACTATCGATATGATTGCAGTAACTGAAAATATTGAAACTTCTACTCAAGTACGATGCGTTACTGCTAAATTCCTTATGGTAGGGGTGGACGCTAATAAATTACCTACTCCCGTACCTAAAATACCAGAATACCATAAAGATAAATGTAAATCATGTGGACACGTCAAACATAAAATAAATGATAATTGGTTTAATCCTAAAATGAATAACCATTACTCACAATATTTTGAGGAAACTGAAGATCGAGACTCCGGATCACTAAAATCAAGTAATAATGACAATTGAACCATACAAACTATTTAAAATATACCAATCTATTAATTACCATTTCGCAAATAATAATTATAATTATCAAAAATATAAAGGGAATATCGCTACTACATTTAATACATTCCAAAATAGAAAGGATAAATACTCGTTCGCTAAATCAGCCAGATACTTCAATAATGAAAATCATGCTAAATTGTTTATACTTTCCGCAATCATTGGTAATGGTATCAAAATAGGAAAATCATTACCAAATATTACTAATCTTATTAATCATGATAATATTAATACATATAATATATACCAAGGGAAAATAGATAGAATGCAATATATGTACCAAAATGATATTTCATTTCTAATAGATTATGGAAAACACTATAATATTAATCATATTAATGATATACTTCATGGTAATAATAATCAATATCCCATTTGGCATAAACTTATTATTAATAACAAAATTAATATAGAATCAATTATTATACTAGATATTATTCTAAACTTTATTATAAATATACAAATTAAAGATATATATTTCGATCAGTTCCTTTATACTACTAATCAATATAAATACTTCATTAATATTAATATTCAATTCTATCATAAGTTAACTAAATCTATTTTTGAGGTATCTTTAAGTGAACACATATAACATAAATGCATACGCAGTAATACTACTAGGTATTACTCTTTCTATTATTGCAGCATATTTCTCTATTTCTGGACTTACTAAAATCTTTATTAATAATAATATTCCTATCATTACCATGGGCATAGGGCTGGAAATAGCTAAACTTACTACTGTCAATTGGCTATACCTGAAATGGAACGTATATAATATCGCAATGAAATTATACTTTATTCTTGCAATCATTGGTATTATGATTATTACTTCATTAGGTATATTTGGATTCCTTTCTCACGCCGCACAAGATACTAATACTAATATTATTAAATCTAATATTACTAATAATCTATACCAATCTCAAATACAGTCTAGAAATAATATTATTAATAATGCTAATACCGCACTTAATCAATTAGATAATACTGTCGATAAACTTATTCAATATGATAGAATTAGAGGAATCGACGGCGCAGTACAAACTAGAGAAAATCAAAAACAAGAAAGAAATCAACTTAATAATATCATTATCTCAGCCAATAATGATATTAATGATATAGTAGATAAACAATACAATACTAATATTAGTAAACAATCAGATTATTATGAAGTAGGATCTCTTATTGCTATTTCTAAAATGGTTAATGTCAATGATTATAATAATATTCTTAATATGCTTATCTTTTTAGTTATTCTTGTCTTTGACCCTCTGGCTCTTTTATTAACTTTATCAGGTACTATTGCTATATTATCTAATAGAACTAATGGGAGAACAATAATGGATAAACATACACTCGGTACAGAGGATATGACACCTAATAAACTAAAAAGATGGAAGTCTTTAGATAACAGAATACACGATGATATTGCAGAAAATAGAAGAGGGGTTTAATCCCAGATTAAGGAATGTGCAAAACTAATGAATTTTTTATTAAACCTGAATGAGAATCATTATCATTTGGGCAGACCTCTCATTAAATTTAGTATAAAATAGTATAATAGTCGATATGACTTGACAAATACAATATAATATGTTATACTGTCTATGTTAGGTTATATAAATTATATTAACAAGATGAATATTCATCACAACAGGAGCATTAATGGGATTAGATATAGTAGATTCTAAGAGATTATGTTATGATATAGAGAAGATATATGCGGCGAATCGTAGTAATATATCATATATAGAAGTTATATCAGAATATGCAGAGGATAATAGTATATTAGTAGAAGATATAGTAGGGTTACTAAGCCCACTATTGATGGATAAGATTAAATATGAATCTAATAAATTGAATTTACTGAAGGGGGAGAAGATAAACGAAATAATAATATAGATATAACGATAATAATATACAAAGATATGAGGATATAAAGATATGAGTACAGTAAGTAGATTACGCAAGAATAAGATTAATGTGCAACGTTTGGCAGATGAGTTAGAGAAGACTAGTGGTGCAAAGAAGAGTTATATAGATGAACGATTCTGGAAACCAACTACAGATAAAGGGGGGAATGGTTTTGCGACTATTCGTTTCTTACCCACATTAACTGAGGATGATCCAGTAGCATGGAGACGGATGTTTTCACATGGTTTTCAAGGACCAGGTGGCTGGTATTTGGAGAATTGTCCAACTACATTAGGAGATACATGTCCATTATGCCAAGAGAATACTAAGTTATGGGATACTGGTGATAACTCGAAACGTAATATAGCAAGAGATCGCAAACGAGTATTGAAGTATATAAGTTATATATACGTAGTGGCGGATCCGGCTCACCCTGATAATGATGGTAAAGTGTTCTTATATAAGTATGGTAAAAAGATATATGAGAAATTAAATAACTTAATGATTCCTGAATTCCCTGATGAGATTCCTAGAAATCCATTTGATATAGACGATGGTTGCAACTTCAAATTAAAGATCCGTAAGGTAGATGGATATATTAATTATGATAAATCAGAGTTTGCAGAACCTTCTATATTATCTACAGATGATGATTTTTTAGATACTATACTAGATCAGGTGAAGTCTTTGGATGAATTCACAGATAAGGATAATTTCAAATCATATGATGACCTAAAGTCTAGATTAACTAAGGTACTGGGGTTAGAGGATCGTGTAGAAATTGAACCAACACCAACATATGTTACAGTAGATGATACACCTCCAATGGTGTCTCAGACTGTATCAGAACCTACTGATACACCGAAACCAACAAAATCAAAGGAGAGTAAGGGTGAGAGTGTAACAGAAAGTGATATTAGTTATTTTGAGAAATTAGCTAATACTGATTGGTAATATATGTTGACCGTATATGCATCAGTATTAATTATTAGTGCAGGGATCTTTGGAGTAGCCATATTAGTATGTCTACTCTTTGGATATAACTTATACATGTATTCGAATGGTAAATCATATAGTATGCCTGTATATAATATAGATGAATATATACAGAAAGTGAAACGATGGAAATGTCTAGACGACGGCGGTGGAAATATGAGTATGAGGTGGACTACTATGAGATCTGATAATATTACTATATTCAATTATATAGTAGGTATATTAGTATTACCTATATTAATTGGTATAGCGTGTATATTATTAGTATATTATATAGCTACAGATTGGAGATAGACACGGTGTTGCCTCCCTTATTAGGGACTTGACACAAATCCTGCATCTTGACAGTCTTGACAGTCTTGACAGCTTATATTGGGAAGGTGGGGGTAGCTGTGATATGTGGGTAAAGGCAACCCTCTGTGAAAAGGTGTTTATTTGAAAAAATTCTTAGGAAAAAAATATTAATTATCAAAAAATTCGGTGAAAGGAGTAATGGAGATGAAGAAAGTAAGATCGGTACGTTTAATTACTAATTATGGTGATATAGTTATAGAGTTGGACATGGAGAATTCCCCAGTAACGTGTGAGAATTTTTTAAGTTATTGCACAGAGAATTTTTATGACGGTACAATATTCCACAGAATAATACCTGGATTCATGGCACAAGGTGGGGGATTTGACCCTATGGTCAATGATAATATGCCGCAGAAACCAGTAAAATCCCCTATACTAAATGAGGCTGACAATGGTTTATCGAATGATAGGGGAACAATTGCAATGGCTAGGACAGGAGTTCCCCATTCAGCGACTGCCCAATTTTTTATAAATTATGCCGATAATGGTTTTCTGAATCACACTGAGAAAACGCAACAAGGTTGGGGATATGCTGTATTTGGAAAAGTTATAGAGGGAATGGATATAGCAGATTCTATGTCTGATGCAGAAACCCAAACTATAGGTGGTCATCAGAATGTTCCAGTGAATGATATTATAATAGAGAGTACAGAAATTATACCATGATGTGGGAGTAACGAGAATGAATGATATATTAAAGTTATTAAAGAAATTCGGAATAGATATAGTAGTAAGATTAGGAATGATATTTTGTGGAATATTATGGATACTCTGTATATTGTATATATTGGGAGTAGTTGGAAATGCGGTAGCGGATGATAAGAGTGGTGACCCACTTAAAGAAAACATAAAGCAATCTATCTATGAGGCTGCAGAGCAGTTAATGACCTGTTCATCGGCGTTACGTAATACGTGGTCAGTATACGAGACAATAAAGGATGAGAAGACCGGAAAGGAAATAAAGATTCATTCAATTGCGTCAGATCTGCAAATATATTCCTCGGCGTTATACAAGGAAGTAAATCCTCAGATAACGGATAATCATTTAGATAGTATATTAGGTGTACGGAATACGATTTTCGCCACGCAGTTGACTCCATCGGAGAGGTCTGAGATAGTAGAAGAATGTATTGAGTTATTAAACACATTACAGGGTGTACCTGTAAAGGATTAACAATGGAGTTTGATAAAAAGGTATTATTCCTGAACGGTAATAATATCATGGATAATAGAATATATTAGAAGATTATTCCTGAACGGTAATATAATGGTGAATTGAATGAAAGATTTTACAAAGTTCCAATCACGAATAGATAGAGAATTATTACAGCATCCCATAATTGTTTGCAATGATTATACTAATTGGTTTGAATCGGGTGATCTAGATATCCATCAAATTAAAGATTTTGTAATACAGTTTTCAGTATTTTCGAATCAATTTTTGATTGCACAAATGAATAAGATGATTAACGCAAACACCATAGAAAGTATGCGTGAATCTAAAGAGATATTAGTTAATGAGCTTGGTGTTAGTTTTGATGAAGATACTGTAGAGGGTTCTACCTTTCGGTTTGGGTCTGCACATTTTGAATGGTTATACACATTATCCAAAGAATTAGGTCTTTCATTTAATTCTATAGGACACCGAAGTCATGGTACTGAATCGACATTATTCTTTTGTGATGAATTAATACGATTGTATGGTGGTAGTTCATATTCAATATCACAAGCTTCTAGTTATGCAGTAGAAAATTGGGCAGCTGCAGGATTTTGGAAGCAATTGATATCTGGATTTAAGAACTATAACGAACGAACTGAAAGTTTATTACCATTAGGATTTTTCACATTTCATGATATTCTAGAGGATAAACACGCTGCTCACACCCAAGTAGAACTTAGAGAGTTATACGATACTACTATAATAGATGAAGATGAATTCATTTATTATGGGAATGAAATGTTGAATGGTGTACAATCATTTTGGAATGGGTTAGAGACACAACGACTAGCAAGAAAATACAATCGTTCTAATTTATTGGGAGTTGGTCGTTTCCGTAATAATATTAAGAATATCGTTCATAATTAATTCATTAGAATTAAGAAGAAGGTGATATGAATTATTATATTTTATAGTATGAGTATATGGGAGCGCCGTTTCCCAATCATTAAGTATTGGGAGATCGTTGTCTGGATATAGAATATGTATATTGTCGTCTCCACCCAACTTCATAATATTATTGAACCCTGATTCCATAATATTGATAGAGTGATATAGAGTATTAGAATTGATATAATGTCTAATGAGTTTATCATTATATCTTATAGTATTTTGATCAGAAGAGTTAGACACTTTAAATTGTGGTAATAAGTCATAGTATATATTAAAGTTAAATGTCTTGAGAATATATTTGAGGGGTGTATATACAGAGTGGTGTTCTATGACACCTGGAGATATTAGAATTACAGTAGGATAACTTCCAGTTTTATTATGTATATATTTTTTCAATTTCATATAATTATGAAGTATAATCGCAGCCCCCATAGAATTACCTATGAGAGTTATGTGTGTGTTGTCAGAAGAATTAATTACATAATCTATTTTATTAAGTAGTTGTTTATTCCATGCAGGTATACCGACATTTTTTTCAACACTTTCCCCGAATCCGTTAATGTCATATGATAATAGATCTACATTATTATTGGAGAGGAATGATTGAAGGTTGGAGAAAGTTGAAGAATGTTCGGAAATTCCATGTACAGAAATAACAGAGTGTTTAGTTTGCTCCCCAGTAAATATTGAAAATGTTGATAGTGTTCTATTATCTTCATCCAAA